TCTAAATAAAAATAAAAATGTCCTGCTCGTTTCCCAACCAAATTGATAATAGAAACTTCCTATCACCAGTTGGGTTTAAGTTTTCATTAGCAAAAGAACCTAAAGTTGCCTTTTTTTGTAATACGGCAAGAATACCAGAAATTACATTATCACTCAATACTCAACCAACATATCTAAAAGATATTGATGTTCCTGGAGATAAAATTACCTATGGTGATTTATCTCTAAGATTTATGGTTGATGAGAATATGGAAAATTATATGGCAATTCATAACTGGTTGACAGGTCTTGGATTTCCAGAAACAACTCAGCAATATAAAGATTTAATTTCTATAGTAAGTGACATAACACAATCACAAGACCCTAAAAGAGCATTTAGTGATGGAAGTCTGTATATCTTAAACAGTAACTATAATACAACTGCCGTAGTAAAATTCAAGGATTTATTCCCAGTATCATTAAGTTCGTTGGAGTTTGATGCCACACAAACCGACATTCAGTACTTTACAGCAGACGTAGCTTTCAAGTATACTGTGTATAATATTCTTGATGATAATAATACACCCCTATGAACCTCAGTTTAGATGAAATCCAGGAAATGTGGCAGAGAGATTCTGTCATAGACCCTGATAATTTACACGATGAATCTTTAAAAATACCGCAACTTCATTCAAAATATTATACTCTTTATAATACCATTACTCTTCTTCGTGAAAAGGCAAGAGAAACCTATAATAGAGTTCGTTTGGAACGTTACAATTACTACACAGGAAAGGCACCAGCAGAGGTCTATGCTGAAGAACCATTTCCATATAAGGTAAGAGAGAAAGACGCCATACAGAGGTATATGGACGCCGATGAGAGACTCTGTAAGGTAGATTTGAAGATTAGATATTATGACATTATGCTTAAGTTTCTTGAGGATGTGATTAAGATGATTTCTAATAGAACCTATCAAATCAAGAATAGTATTGAGTTTATGAAGTTCACGGCAGGATATAACTAAATAAAAATAAACTGTCGGTAGAAATGAAGACGTTTGTAGAATTTATATCCGAATGTTATTTTTTACTTTCTGAAGGAGAGAAGAAAGGGCGTAGTGGTCCAAAATATAATTATGAGGTTGCTTTAGTTAATCTATACAATCATTTAACTAAATCTGATGACAAGGCAAATAATAAGGGTAAGATTCTTAGAGGTCTTGTAAGTAGGGGAGATACTGAAGAACTTACTGATTTTCTTGCTCAAGAATTAAATGCAGTAAAAAATGATGAGAAACATCCACTGCATTTTTCCAATATTGGGAATGAAGGATTTAGTGGTGGTAAAAAGACCGAAGATCATAGAGATTCTTATTACAGTGAGTTGGAAGATCAATTTTATACTTTTTTAAATGATAGTCAAAGTAAACTGGGCAAACGTTTAATATCTCAAGGATATACTGTTAAAAGACTTGGTGATGACAAAATACCACTATCAAAATCTGGAAAAACTGCTTATGGAAAAGAAAGTGATACTTCCAAAGCGGATATAGTTTTTCAACATCCAACAAGACCAGAAAGAGAAAATTATACAAGTCTTAAGAAAGCATCTGGTGCAGTTTCTGCTTCTGCTGGTGCGGATGAGACTGCTGGAAACTATACTGTTGGAATAAGAAACGCTTTGAAACTTGCACTTAAGAGTGGAAGAATCACAAAAGACCAGGCAAAGCAACTTGAGAGTGAAGGAAACAATAGAATATCTGCCCTTAGAGATGCTATGTCTAGTAGTAAGGGTATGAGTAAAGAACAACAAAAAGATTTACTTCCACAATTAGATAAACTTCGTGGTAGTGTTGAAGAACTTATCCCAGGAACCGAAAGAGAAACTGCCAAAGCACAATTAAGTGGTGTTGGTAAATACGAGAAGGCAGTTGACAGTTTTATTTCAACTGGGAGAGGTGGTGGAAGAAAAAGAAATCCGGGAGAAGTTTCTGGAGTCAATCAGAGAATGAGACTTGGAAAAGGAACCACTAAAACAAGGGAAGGTACAATTCAAAGACCAGTTACATCTACAGGTGATATTAAAGCACCAAGAACTGGAGAACCTTCGTCATTTGCATATTTTTCTAAGCAAGCAGCAGAAGCACAGCAAGCACTTGCTGCTGCCGAAGCAGAAAAGCAATCCGCACAAAATGAATTAGAAACAAATCCTGATGGAACAAAAACTTACAGACAGCATCAGGCACAAAAGAAAATTAATAATCCAAATCTAAATGCAAGATTGACAACTGCAGATCAGGCAGTACAAACTGCAAATATGACTTTTGCTGATATTCAGGCAAGAGCGGCACAAGCAAAAGAAATATTAGCGACACAATCACAACAACAAAAACCTGAGGTGCAGCAGCAACAAAGAACTGAACCCGTTGATACTAAACCACAACAACCTACAACAGCACCATCACAACCTCAACAACCTCAACAACCACAACCTACTCAAACTCCACCTTCAACACAACCTCAACAATCACAAACTCCACCACCAGAACAGCAGCAGCAACAACCAGCACCAGAACAAAAACCAGAACCTAAAAAGAAAAAACCAGAAAATACTGAAACTGCAGATCAAGCAGGGCAATAAATACTCATAACTGATATGTTATGAATGACCCATTTAGTGATATCAAAGAAAAACGAGGTTTATTTGCAAATAGAAGCAGAACCTCATATCTATTATGAATTAAGAGACGCATTTCAATTTGAAGTTCCAAATGCTAAGTTTTCCCCATCTTATAAAAATAAATGGTGGGATGGTCGTATATATTTGTTTAATGTAGATACAAGAGAAATTTATATTGGTCTTTTAGATAGAATTATTAGATTTTGCGAGACTCATAATTACACGTATGAGTTCACGAATAATAAGTTTTATGGTCTTCCTTTTGAGATAAATGAGAATATCTCAAAGGAAGGCGTAAAGGATTATATGACGGCAATTAGTAGGCACGCTCCACGGGATTATCAAATTGAGGGAGTATACGACGCCTTAAGACATAATCGTAAGTTATTGATATCTCCAACTGCTTCTGGAAAGTCACTAATGATATATTCTCTTGTGAGATACTACGTTGAAAAGCAGCAAAATATTCTCGTAGTTGTTCCGACGACTTCCCTTGTAGAACAAATGTATAAAGATTTTGCAGATTATGGGTGGGATGTTGGTTCATACTGTCACAAAATCTATGCGGGAAAGGAAAGAGAAACTGATTCCCAAGTCATTATTACTACCTGGCAGTCCATCTACAAACTTCCCAAGCAGTACTTTTCTAGATTTAATGTTGTCGTTGGAGATGAGGCACACCAGTTTAAATCCAAGTCATTAATATCTATAATGACAAAACTTTGTGATGCCAAATACCGTTTTGGATTTACCGGAACACTAGATGGTTCACAAACTCACAAGTGGGTTTTGGAGGGATTATTTGGTCCATCATATAAAATTATCAAGACAGATGAACTGATGCAAAAAGGTCATCTTGCCAAATTAGATATTAAAGTTTTATTACTAAAGCATCCTCCAAACAGATTTGAAACCTTTGAGGATGAGATTCAATATATCATTAATCACTCAAAGAGAAATAATCTTATAAAAAATCTTGCTCTGGATTTAAAAGGTAATACTCTTGTGCTTTTTGCCAGAGTTGAAGGGCACGGGCAACCACTTTACGAACTCATAAATAATAGCAAAATTGATGATAGACACGTATTTTTCGTTCATGGTGGGGTGGATACTGAAGAAAGAGAATTAGTTAGGGAAATTACCGAAAGAGAAAATAATGCAATTATCGTTGCCTCTTATGGTACTTTTTCTACTGGTGTTAATATCAGAAATCTACATAATGTTATATTTGCTTCCCCTAGCAAGTCAAGAATCAGAAATCTTCAATCAATCGGAAGAGTTCTCCGAAAAGGAGAAAATAAAGTAAAAGCAACTTTATATGACATTGCCGATGATATTAGTTACAAATCAAGAAAAAATTATACACTAAATCACCTTATTGAAAGAATTAAAATTTATAATGAAGAAAACTTTAATTACGATATTGTAAACATACCACTTAAAGACTAATGGGTGATGAATTTTACTGCATCTTAAAATTAGTATCCGGAGAGGAGATTCTATCACTCATTATGGTGGATGAGAATGATGGCGATCCGATATTGGTTCTACAAAATCCTGTCATTATGAAACCCGTAACAAACTCTACCGGCGATTCTTATGTTAAGATTAAACCTTGGATAGAGATGTCAAGTGACGATATGTTCTTGATTAAACTTGATAAGGTTATTACGATGACCGAAACAAAAGACATCAAGTTAATTCAGTTATATGAACATTATGTAAATAATGATTCAATAGAAGTATACAAACCGGCTGGAGAGGTGAAACCTTCATCATCAATGGGTTATGTATCCTCTGTGAAAGAAGCTAGAAAAAAACTGGAGAATCTCTATAAAGATAATAAAGAAAGATAAAACTTATCTTCAACGGAGACAAACCTAGTCTATATGGTTTTTCAATACTTGTCAAGCCCTTGCAGTATGTGCTATAATAATTACAACTTATACTAAAAGTCCAATGCCATGCCTAAAAAGAAATCAGAACATTATGTAAACAATAAAGAGTTATTAGAATCTCTTATTGTTTATCGATCTAAAGTAGACAAGGCAGAACAGAAGTACTTTGAGAAGTATGATAAGCATCCTCCCAAGTCTGGTGCCTGGGAAGGAAAACCGAGAATTCCAGACTATCTTGGAGAATGCTTTCTAAAGATTGCCACTCATCTCTCATATAAACCAAACTTTGTGAATTATATGTTCCGTGATGATATGATTTCTGATGGAATAGAAAATTGCGTTCAGTATATTCATAACTTCAATCCAGAAAGGTCTCAGAATCCTTTTGCTTATTTTACTCAGATTATTCATTATGCCTTTTTGAGAAGAATTCAAAAAGAAAAGAAGCAACTTGAGATTAAAAATAAAATTATTGAACGTACTGGGTTTGATGAAGTGATGACAATTGATGACGGATTGCTTTCTGGTAACAATAGTGAATACAACAGTATGAAAGATGCTATTCAGTACAGAAACGGAAATCGGTAGATATTGACTTGTTGGTCAGTACCGTGCTATACTTGAAGTCTAGTTAAAATCTGCTATGCGTATCGGTTTAATTACGGACAGCCATTATGGGGCAAAAAAAGGTTCAAAGCATCTTCACGATTACTTTGAACTCTTCTATAAGAATGTATTTTTCCCTGCCCTTGAAGAACACGGGGTAGAGGCAGTCATTCATATGGGTGATGCCTTTGATAGTCGTAAGTCAATTGATTATCAAAGCCTTGAATGGGCAAAGAGAGTTGTATTTGAACCTCTTCGGGGATATGATGT